TCCTCTCAAAGGAGGGGTTGGATGAAAAGCCATGTAGCTTTGCTAGGACGGATTCTCGAAGATTCGGGAATTCGATGTCGCACAAGCACCACTCGCGATCATAAAACAATCGCGAGACGTGTTGAAAATGAAGGTGGGAGTTTTCTCACTCTCACCCTGCCTACCTTCGCTAAAGACCTCGAAAGAGCTCTTGAACTTGGGTATGTAGACTCAACTCTCTTCGTTGGTTATTCGAAGAGAGGGTGTCTCCCTGTATTCTTACAAGGTTTCACCAGTCTCATTTTTGACCGCAATAGCGGTGTGTTGCTTGATGATCCTCATGTAGACGCGATTCAGTGCGTGAGACAGGTATGTTACCTGTTTCACAAACTGGAGTTGCCATGCTCTGACGAGCGTGTTCAACGAGCGTTTGATGATTACATCAAGTGCGAGCAGTCCATTCCGGATTATTACATGCCTTCCAATAGTCTCCTTTTGGATGACTATCGTCGGGTGAGTAATACCCTCTTTGGCACACTTTTCTCCCAGATAGATAGAGATATCTACGAGGGCGAGACGGTGCCGAAGCATGGGCCGGGAGCCACGGCTGACAAGGTATCTGGCAATGCCAAATACTCTGTTAAACTGTGGACCGAAATGTTGGAGGAAGTCTTTCCAGCGATGGAATTTCTTTACTCCTCTCCTCGTCACTTCTTCAACTCAGTTGAAGATGGGACAGGGCCGGTTTGGCTGGATCCTGGATCTGAGATGCCCACTAGGGTCATCACAGTTCCAAAAACGCTGAAAGCTCCGCGGATCATTGCCATTGAACCTGCTCACATGCAATATGTGCAACAGGGGATAATGGAAATGTTCGTGAAGGGAATTGAGGATCCTGACAGCTTCCTCAACCACTTCATCGGATTCTCGGATCAAGAGACAAATCGTTCCATGGCTTGCCACGGCTCGGAGTTTCTTGACCTTGCCACACTCGATTTGAGTGAGGCATCCGATAGAGTTTCCATTCAGCATGTAGAGAGCCTGCTACGCAACCATTCCTGGCTTTTGCAAGGAGTGTTTGCATGTAGGTCCTCAAAGGCTGAGGTACCTGGGCATGGTATTCGTACTTTGTCCAAGTATGCGTCTATGGGATCGGCTTTGACTTTCCCGCTTGAGGCGATGGTATTTCTTACCATCATCTTTGTTGCGATTGAGTCGCAGCTCAACACCCGCTTGACCGAAAGCTCCATTAAGGAGTTTATCGGTAAGGTGCGTGTCTACGGAGATGATATCATTGTCCCCGTAGAATTTGTGGATTCTGTGATCGATTATCTCGAAATCTTCGGACTCCGAGTTAATCGCCATAAGTCCTTCTGGACCGGAAGGTTCAGAGAGTCTTGTGGCGGGGAGTTCTACGACGGTCATGACGTTACTTACGTCAAGGCCCGTCGTGTTCTTCCCGAAAACAGACTGCAGCATCAGGAGATTATCTCAGCAGTCTCCCTTCGAAACCAGCTATACTTTGCTGGTTTCTGGAAGACTGTGAGTTTCCTCGACGACTGGATCGGTAAATTAATTACCTTTCCGACTGTCGCGGAGACGTCTCCTGGTTTGGGTAGACACACACTACTCGACTATCAAGTCGATAAAGAGTGCGAAAAGTTGCAGAGGCCCCTTGTCAAGGCCTATGTTCCTTTTGGACTGTCACCGAAGTCACATCTCGATGACAGTGATGCCCTGCTCAAGTACTTCCTTAAGCGAGGGCTGGAGCCCTTTGCTGAACGGAACCATCTAGAGCGTGCAGGACGCCCCGATGCCGTCAACATCAAGCTTCGGTGGGTTTGTTCATATTGATACATGAACGAGCCCTGGGGCCTACCTTTTAGAGGTAGGTTGGAGTCGAAAGACTCCACTCGGTGATCGAGCTTTGCTCTCCCACC